AGTTCTTCAGTTTCAAGAAGCACAGCTAGATACTGCGCTTCTTGGGTTAGTTGATATAGGTTCATAATAGTCCGTCTAAAATTTCAGTTTGATCTTTAGTTAATGTGTATTTTTTTAGTGCCTCCTTGGCTGTTTTTTGTTGCTCTGGAGTTCCGTTCAAGTACTGAACTATGCCTGCAAATTGTGCTTCTGTAGGTGGTACCTTGCTAGGTACTTGTGCCTGCCTTACCGGGCGCATTGCTGCCTCCGCATCGTCATCACTTATGGCTAGGTTTAAAACGCTTGTAATTGCGTACCTTCTTGCGTAGCTGATCGCAGACCCCTGAGCCTGTGGATCATTCTGTCTAACCACCTGAAGCGTGTAGGTAGCTGAAATAAATTCCCCGCTTTCTGCGTGAATTAGCATTGTGGTGAGACCATCCCCGTTTGGGAATTGACTAAGGATCAAGCCTGCCTTTTCTAGTGGTTCTGAAACTTCCGTGATGATGTGCGGAAGGCTTGCGTAGTTACTTTTGAAGAACGGGTTCTTTGCGTCCTTCGAGATTCGGCCTACCATAGCGTGAAACTTGGCTAGGCCTTGGGTAAGGTTCTGGATACTTGGTGATCTTTCCATTTGTTTATTTGGTTTTGGTTAATAATTTCTTTCAATTTCTAGTTCTAGCTGCATCATCATTGACCGGGTAGGAATGACTTCATATCCATGCTCATAGCATGATAAGCTTCTTGTGTAATCTATGAAGATTTCCATCTCCCCGTAGGCAGGAGCATATTCGCTTTCATCTTCACCGGTGTGTTCGATGGTGTAGTCTCCTATCCAGAGATAGTCCTTGCCCTCGTAGGTGAATGTGATCTCTTGATCGAAGTAATTTTCTGAATCGTAGTTCATTTTTTTAGAGATTTAAAGTAAAGCCCCGAAGGGCTTTTATTTACTTGATAAATTTGTAAGGCTTATCCCAATCCCCTACGTGCAGATTAACGTAATAATTAGGAACGCTTCCGTAATCGCCATCCTCTACCATTATATACTGATCCTTTCTAGCGTAGTCCACAATTAGCTTTAAAAAAGCAAGTTGTTCGCCTTGGTAATGGCTGCTTACGTGGTAAATGTTAATCGATCTGTAATCAAAACCAAAGTCGATGTCTCCTGATAATACCACAATTCGAACTCCGCTGTAATCGCTACGGGTTACTGAAAATTTGAAATTTGGAAAAGTTGACTTTAGATCTTTTCTGATTTCTGCTACTTGATTTTTGTCGATGTAAGGCATTTTTTTTGGGGTTTAGGTTAGATGTCCTTGTTTGTTGAGTCAAATATCTAACTTATAAATGAAATAAAAAAGAGTTTTAAAAAATATTTTCGACAAAAAGTGAGATTTTTTTCAAAGTTGATTTTTAAACCCTATAACTTGCAAATAAAAACGATGGAAGAATCAGAGATTTTGAACCCCTTTGGATACGGTAAAGCCTCCAGAGTAATAGATGAAAACCGCAAGCCCCAGGAATGGTGGATAGAATACACTTCTATCAATCAAGTAACGGCTGAGAATGAGTTTTACATTCTGTTTGAAGATGGCTGCCTAGTAAAAAAGGGTAGGTCAAAGTTTAGATCAAGTCAATATCTAAAAGGGGATAGGTTCAAATCCTTTAAAGATTGCCACAATCAATCAAGTAAATAATGCCTGATATTACGATGTGTATGGGGACAAATTGTCCCTACAAAGAAGGGTGCTACAGGTTTACTGCTAAGCCGGGAAGCTATCAATCCTATTTTATAACCCCACCATTTACTAAGGATGGCTGTGAGATGTATTGGGGTGATCTTCAAACAGATATTTGGAATCAGCTTCAGGATATAGTCAAAAAAAAGGAATAGAACTGTCGACAAATTGTCTACACTTATTCGGGTTTTTTTCGAATTAGTCTAGCTGCCCTTCCTGATCTAAGTGTAGGAGTTCATCCCGGATTTCAGTATAGCTACCCCGAAGTAGACAGGAAGTTTTGTCATAGAAGTAGATCACCTGAATATCGTGTACCAACTCCTGAACATAGGCAATATCATCTACCCTCACCATTCGCCTAACAAATTCATGTTTCACATCTAGGCCAAGTTCTTTCCAGTCCATCGTGCTACCTGCAAGCATGACATCTATCTCAATCCACATATCAAAAAAGCTTTTTAGATATCCCCAAGCTGTGAATTTTTGTCACAGGTTGATATCCGTATTGGAATAAATATTTATTGTCCAGATAGGAAACTTTTACGCTAGGATCAAGAAGGGAATTAACCCCGGCACCTAGGTAGATCCCCTTCGGTTTTTGGATGATTGTTTTGGTTTCCGTGTTCGTAATTGTATTGGTCACCACAGGAATCTTAAAATCATTTGTAGCAGTCATTTTTAGCACCTCTCCAAGGACTTCACCGCTCACATTGGTACTTCCATACTCCGAAGGAATGGAGGCCTTAAACAGGCTAATTTTAGGCTTAAAATCAATTAGGATTGTATCCCTTAAAACTTGAGTTTTAATCTTGTTTTTAGGGACATAAACTGTGTCTACTATTCGAGTGTAGATTGTGTCACTTTCTACCTTCGTTTCAAACTTATAAACTGTCTCCTGCTCAGGTCTTGGGAATAACACAAAAGCTAAAATAAGCCCCGCAAGGAAAGCTAAAATAGCAATATTGATTTTTTGGTTGTCTGTCGTGAAATTCATTGCTCGATAAATAAATTGTCCTGCTCTAATATTTTTCTAAGTTCCTCACGGCACCATTTATAAGCCTTGTAGGTATCGTCACTTAGTTCTTTGTACTTTATTTCTGAGCGCAGCAATTGATCAAAGTCCCAGATGGCACTTTTGTAATTGTGTCCGTTAATGGCTGCCTGAAAGTCTGTGTTTTCTTCAGGCAAATCAAATTCTAGTACTGCTTTCATAGTGGAAATTTTATTGAGTCAATTAAAACTTCGTTATTATCTGAGCCATCTACCACAAGCCTTCTTCCGTTCAAAGTTAGAATTCTACCGCCTACAGGTTTAACCGGGGCACCCCTTTCAATGTGCCACCCATAAGATCCGTCTCCGTATTCTTCCTTATAAGATCCGGTGATTGCTAGGTGAATCTGCTTTTGCTGTAATTCGTAGACCCTCTTTCCTTGGTTATAGTTTAGGGTGTCACGAACATCGTTACGGCTTGAGTTCTCATGAATGTGCCCCATCACAAAGATATCCATGTTCTCATAGGTTTCTAATGCTCTGGTCAAGTTGATTGCGCCCTTGGTGACTATTCCACCACCACCTGAGCCATGAAAATATTTCATAGTCTTGCTCATTGAAGTGCTATTGCGTAACTCATATTTAAGAACTATCCACCCTCCATATCCCCCGGTGTATACTTGGCTTTTGTTTTTGTAATTTAATAGATCTATAAATCGCTGAAGGATGTCGGTTTCCTGATATTTAATTATTGATGTTTCATGATTACCATATCCGATCACAGTCAATATAGATGCATAGGGTGACCACCAATATACAGCAGTTTCTACAATTGAGTCAAGGTACTTGGCGTTATTGTGCTCAGGCAGAATGTCGCTTTTGTTTCCTCTTTTGTCTCCCTTGCCTTGCATTAAACAGAAAAGGTCTCCATTGATGAAGACCGGGATATTCTGTTCCAGACAATAATCTAAATGACGCTTGAGCATTACTCGATCACATTTAGGATTGTCCCAATGTATATCCGAAAGTAAGGCTACCCGGTTTTCTTCTTTGCTTAAAGAAATGCTGTGAACATTTCTAGCAATTTTGGTTAGTTCCATTAAATTGGTATATAGGTTGTTTTGCCTCCAGACCGAACGGCCTTAAGTTTTTGTTTTCTGTTTCCGCTTTTTACGAATGAGACATGAACCCAGTCCGGGTTGAAGTCTGTGCCGAACTCCCAGATCAGCTGATCAAAGTCTAGTTTATTTTTTATGAAATCAAATACCATTCTGTTTGTGACTTCCCCATTGCCTCCATCCATGTCGATGTCAATGGCTTGTCCTTTGCAATGCTGAGAAGATGCGCTGCCTCCAATAAAACTATTTAAAGCCTTGGATCTGTACCCACTCGAAATAAAAATAGGAACTCCGAAATGTGCCCGGATAGGCTCAAATACTTTATCCGCAAGCAGCTTGAAATTTTCAAGATGCTCTGCCGTTGGAGTATTATCTATTCCGTTACGCTTTGCGGTATCGCTTCTGGTGATCTCAGCTAAATTAAGATTCGGGCTTATTTTCATTATTGCTTTTTTTAAATATTTTTTCAGCTGCGGTGATCCCTAAAGCAGCAGCAGATAGGGCAGCTACTGAATATACTAGGGGTTCGTTTTGGTTCAAAAATAAGGCACAGCACAAAGTGATTCCGCTTAGTACACCGACAAGCCTTTTGCTAGAAGCCTCACCACCTTCAGATAGAAATCCTTTTGCCCATGTAAAAAAGTTTTTCATCTTCCCTGCCCCCTGTATTTTTTAGGTTTGTTTAATGATTTTGAATAGCTTTTTTTTGCCTTTCCTTTTCTTCTTTTTCCAAAGGTTACCTTTACTTGCGAAGTGCTTCCCTTAGCCTTTGCCATTGCTTTTCTTTATTTCGTGCCGTATTTTATAAACCAAATAAATGATCGATAAAATAGAAATCACCGAAGTAAAAACTACATTAACAAATTGGAGTCCTGCCATTGCAGTAACATTTGCAAAAATTGCTACAAATGTAGACGGCACTCCTAGTTCATCGCTTTTCAATACATTCATCTCTTTAGTTGGTTGGAACTTGACACAGATTCAAAGGAATAGGAGCAGTAATTTCAATGTCGATACTCACCCCGGCTGCAAAGTCATCAAAGCGTTCCTGAAAGAATTCTACAGAAGCCTGCGCAGGGGTATTAAACGAATAGGTGTTATCTAGCTTTAGCTTAGCCAAAACATCCAAGGCCACGAGAAGCTGATCGCTTTGTACCTGAAGCCTGTTGCTTTTATCTTCAGTCAAGAGATCCGCAAATAAAAGAACTAAGCGGTAGCGCATCGTAGTATTTGAATACTGCGAAGGTCTTACAACTGTCCAAAAAACAGGGTAAACAATTTCACCCCCGTTATCTGTATAGTCGTAAATGTCACCCTCTCCGAATGTCCGAATCATCGGATGCGCTTCTTGGATTGCTTTTAGTTTTGCTACTAGATTTGCTAGGGTCATCTTGCTTGCTTAAGAATTCTTTTAGTTTCTTTTCGTTCTTTGAATAAGCCATTTTTAGAATGGTTTTTTGTAGCGGTTGCCTTGGTATCTTTCAGAATACGGACGGTAATCTTCATAGTCACCACGGCCTAAATTGATAGCCACCTTGTACTGATTGCTCACAGGTTGGATCGTAGTAACATCGCTGCCCGGATTCAAGTACTCTGGGTACAGTGTGTTGTTTGCAGTCAGGTAATTGATAGATCTTTCAGCATACCACTCAGCGTACCCCTTGTAGTATTGGCTGATGCTTTGAAGTTCTGCGAAGGTAGGCTCTGTGATATTCTCAGACTTTCTTTTTACCACCCCTTTGTTTACAAACTTGTACTGCATGGCCATCGGCAATTCACCCAGAACATAATTAAATAGGGTGTCAGTCAGGTAGCTATCTAGCAAAGTTTTGTAGACTGCATTTCCTGCTTGACCAATGGTACCGGCTACGATTAAAGAAAGGATCTTATCATAAAGCGCAGTTCCACAGATCGGATGGATATATCTATCCTGAGTCATCTTGATGACTTGAGTCACATTCTTTAGATCAATATTGTTGCTAGCTACGGTGAAATCCTTGAAGGACTGTTCCGAGATCATTAATACATTTGCGCTCATCTTGATGTTTTTTCTACTACTACATTGCGTCTCCACTCATGACGGCAGAACGGTGTTCTTACCCCTGTGTTAGGGTTGGTATACCATCCACCGCAAAGCTGAAAAACGGAATAGCCTAGCTGGTTTGAGATGTTTTGGATTTCTTCACGGGTAAATAAAAGGCTATCGCCACCCTTGTATAGTTTCTCACAAAGTGGACGGCTTCCGCTAGCAGCTGCCGGGACATTTGGCCTTTCTTCATAGCTGTATAGAACCTTGAATGAAGTCACAGGCTGAAGCCTTTTTATAGCTGCTTCACCTACTCTAGTTACAGATCTAGTGATTAATCCTTCACGGCTTATTTTTTCTACTAGTACTTGATCATCTATTAAAGTATTGATTCTTGAAATCACGGAAGCTTCATCTATTCCTACCGCCTTGGCGATTTGTGGAATAGTCACGTTTTCATTTCTCTGTATTTGAGTAATGATCTTCTTTTGTACTTCATTCAAAAGATATTCAGCAAATAAATCTTGTTTAACAAAGTCATCCATGCTGCTAAAAACTAGCCGATCATTCTGGATGATTTTAAACTTGCTTTTGCTTACCCCTTTGCCTTCAAAGTAACTAAGGATTTCATCATCCTTTTCTGTGTGGCTGCATGAAAGTTGCAAAGTTTCTACCGGGGCAGGTTCCTGTGCTATGTTCTCAGGGGTTACAATATCATTTCTATTAGGCAATCCGATCAAGCTGCGAAGTTCGTTTACATCCATGCTTTCTACTACCTTGGTAGCGATCAAAGGGGATAGGCTGTTCAATGAGTTGATTATGTCCTGAGTTCCTGCTGATTCTTTCTTCTCAATTGGTGCAAGGCCTAGCTTTTCCCTGATTTCATCCTGAGTCATATTTGCTGAGATGATAGCCTCTGAGAATTCAAAAGAGATAGGTTCAGTAGGTTTTAATTCTAGCTTAACCATTAAATCGTTAAACTTGAAAAGGTAGTTAATTACTTCCTCAAGTGCCCGCTGCTTTGAGTTCACATAGGTGTTCTGGAATAGCTGATACGCTTCACGCATTTCAGATCTGCCCCCTAGTTGACCTTCCGTTTTAATTCCAAAAAGCATTGGGCTTGTGATCTTGTGACCGCTAAAAATTTCAGTTTGAACAGTCAAGTTCAAAAGGTCAAAGTGCTTGTCTAATTCAGTTCCTGATAGGTCAATTATAGAAGGTTCATTCTCTTTGCTATCGTTAAACGCTAGCATGAATTTACCTGCGTTTTTAGATCCGCTGAATTTATTCTGGAATTGTCGTTCAATTCTATCTTCTTCCTCTTGGCTTACCTTCCCTCCATTCAAGTTAATTAGCTTGCTAGAGAACATCCCGTTATTGATCGTATTCAGGTGGTACTCACCTATGCTGATATCTAGTTCAATGTAGCTAATTGCACCCCGGTAATCTGGAAGGGAATAGGTATTAACCCCTGCACGATATTCTTTAAAGTAAAGTATCTGTGATCCTGTAGGATTATTAGGATCAAAAGCCGGGTAGGTCTCGTAATCTGGTCTAGGGTTTACGTTGTCATTCTTGATCCAATTGTCAGAGACATAAAACTCGCTATTATCTGCGTTAGTTCTAACCTTGTAGTAGTCGACATGGTAAAGTTCTGCTATCTCGCCTGTGGCCTTAGTCCATATCACCTGTAGATAATATCCACCAAAGATAGTTAAGTCGGTGACAAGCTTATTTGTTACCTCATTTAGGCTTTCTTCTTTTCTGTTTACCTTGTCAATAATCCCGAAAGCTTTTGCCTTCTGCATTTCATCTTCAGCCTTCACAGTCCACCCGTTACCGCAGATGTAGTCTACCTTACCGGTTACGATTGCGTTATGCTTTGCGCTGTTATTGTAGATCCTGAGCAGGTAGTTTGGGTAGTCATTTTTTTCCCCATAAAAAATGTAATCTTTCCCTTTTACTTCCTTGTAAATAGGCAAAGGCACTTCATCAAATTTTAAGAATTTTATCATGTTGTGGTATAGGTTTTATAGTCACCATTATAACCGTTGTATCTTATCACCCCAGCTGTGCTTAAGTTAGGTGCCGTCAATTGCATTTTTCCCGTGGCGATAACTTCAGCACCGCTTCCTGATTGAGTCACATAGTACCTCCAGAAGCCGATGGTTCTATTCTCAAAGTTTGCTGTGGTGATTGCAAATTTTGATACACGATCTTTAAATGTGCTAGTATCCGTTAAGGTCAAGGTCACTTCCTCATTGGTTACCTCATGCTTAAATTTAAAGATATAAACATTGCTACTCGTTTCCCTCTTATCTGTAAGGGTTACATAAATAGAAGAATTTGCCCCCTGTGGTATTGCGATCATAACTAGAAATATAAAAACCTAAACTATGTACACAAAAAAAAACACCCCCAGAATCGAGGGTGCTTTCACATCTAACCTAAACCAAATTTTATGAAATCGGAATAACCGCAGTCACTTTAGGGCATAGTTCCTTTTCGTTTCCTGTGAAGGTCAAAGTGTATCCTGATCTATCACCGAAGGCAGTACCTGAAGCACTTCCTCCACCGGTTAGATCCAAACCATTACCTACACCCAAGAACCAATTTTCCCCGTTATTATCTGTAGCAATTACTGCAAGTCTGTTTTTTCCCAAAAGAACAATCTCATTTCGGGTATTTACTTGCAATTTGTTAAGAACAATTTCAAGAGTCTGAGCATAGAAAATAGTACCATTCTGCACGTTAGTATTCACAGCCTCAGCGAAGTTGGAAGACTCCTTCACAAGATCATACTTGTAGAATCTTTTGGTAGCATCCATAGTCAAAGTAGTCACTACTCCTGCTGCTATGGTTACTGTTGCCAAATCTTCATAAGGTGCAAAATATACGGCTGTTAAACCGCCAACGCTATCTTTGCAATCAAGCGTGTAAGATTGAGTTAAAGCACAAGGCATATCTTTATATTTTTAAAATGTGAAGGGGAAGACGCCACCATCTTCCCCGATTTTATTTAAGAAGCCTTCTGCCAGAATACTACCTGATCAGGGAAGGCGATCTGTACACCCATTTTGAATTCTACTACGAATCTCATTTCGTCAGCCTCTTTTGCATAGAACAGTTCAAAGCGATCTTGCTCGTTCAAAAGGTCAGTACCTAGGTACATATTTGACATTGAAAGTCCGAAAAGGTAATCAGTTCCGTTCAATCCGTTAACTCCGATCAACTTTACATTTGTTCCAGGTACTACTAGTTCCATGTTAGCAGCATCTACAGGATAGTGGAACAAGTTAGCAGTTCTCAAAGCCAAGATATACTCACGGAATGTGTCATTACCACAGAAGATAACTACATCTGTTTTGTCCAAAAGTTCAGCAGGAAGGGCAGCAAATACTGCATCTACGGCTGTGATAACATTAGCAGTAGTCAAGGTAGTCTGGTTAGCAGAGTTTCCGTTGATTGGATCACCTGCACCGCCAAAACCTAAAGCGCTGATAATTGTACCAAAGCCATTGAACTTGTTAAGCTGAGCGTTACCAGAAGCAGTATTACCTTGCCAAATTGCAGTCTCAAGAGCAGCACCGATTCTTTCTACTTTCTGTGCAGTATATTCCTGAGCGTAAGCCATGTAGTCGTAGGTAGATCCTTCTCTCAAAGCCTTTTGAGTGTATTTAGCTTCAAATACCTTAGGGCAGATGCTTTCCTGTACTTTGATTTTTCCTACAGTGATCAATCGCTGAGTGATAGTGGTAGTTCCGCTTGAGTTAAAACCACATGTTCCGCCTGCTTGGAAGATAGCGTCTGTAGTCATGATGTTAATAGTCTCAGATGATTTGATACCCACCTGAACATTACCTAGTGCTTCGATCAAAGAAGCAGTTTTTGCTGAGAAGATAGCAGCAGAAGTAAGCTGCAATTCATTCTCCTTCACATAGTTTGTTAATGCTGAAAGGTCTAATGCCATTGTCGTTTATTTTTTAAGTGTTGAAAATGCTTTTTGAAGGTTGTTAAAACGCTCGTTTTTTTCTGTTTTTAATTGCTTAGCAAATTGGTTAGGAGCAGTAATTGCTTTGTCGCTTGGCTCTTTTGCGAATGATTCAAGAACTTCAGCAGATAGTTTCACCGCCTCTTTCATGTCTTCATTTTTCTTTGCCATTTCTTCCACCTTTTTGCTCAGTTCTTCTACCTTTTTTTCTAGGTATCCCATGGCTTCTTCTACTTTAGCCATTGCTTCATCCTTCTTAGGTTCTTCAGGAGTTACTTCGGCTGCTTCGATTTCGATTTCTACTTTCTTTTCTTCGCCTTTTTTAACTTCAGCAATTTTACCTGCTTCAGTTACGATTACGATCTCACCGCTTTCAAGCTGATGCTCTCCAACAGGTGCAGGGATTTGTACCCCATCTTCACCAATAACGTAGATCTCTGAAGTCTCAAGATCGTATGCCACCATAGTGCCATCTACTAGCTTACCTTCTACCAAAGCGAAGGCTGCTTTCTTTTCTGCTTCTGAGAACAGAAGTTGCTTAATCTGTACTAATGCTTCTTTTGCGTTCATAATTGTAAATATTTAGTTAGTAATTATTGTTCAATTTGTTCCAAAATTTTAAAAATCTGTGCCATGATCTGGTCTTCTTTTTGCACGATCATTCCTGCCTTCTGATAACGGAATAAACCCTCTACGCTTAGTCCTTTAAATGTTCCGTTTTTAACTCCTTTCCAAAGTTTTTCATTATCAAATTTGTAACTAACAAACCATGATCCATCTGCGCTATCTTCAAATCCTTTTGGTGGGTAAACACCACGATCTCTATCAATAAGATAAGACTCAAACATATAAACTCCTTCGGCTGGTTTCCCGTGCTCTATGTTGACATTTGCCTGATATCCTTTTTTAAAAAACCTTTGGGCTATCTTTTTAATTTCTTCTTTAGTAAACATTACATAGTACTCTTCATCTTTGTCCCTTCTGTACATGGGTAGATCTGCAATCATTAACGGCCCGGATACGATTTTTTGATCTTCATCCTGAACTGCAAAGGATAGGTGCGCACTAAATTCTTCTTGATTCATTTTGCTTTCTGCCCATCTAAGCATTGGCTCACCACCCCAGAGAAGATAAGAAATAGTTCCGCAAGCTTCTGTGTCATCTGGATTGTAATACTCAGCAGCCCTGCTCAAATAGGAATAGGTTCTTTTGATCGTTTCCATTGATAGGTTTTCACCGTTCATGATCTGCTGTGCCCGAACTTTGCCAACTTGAGTAGCGCATCTATTACCAATTTCTTCATTTAAACGGATGCCTCTTTCTGCATTATCCTTTGCGCTTTGTGGGTAGTCATTATAGCTTTCAAATTTCTCTTTAGTCCCGCACATGTGACAAGTATACGGATCTTTACCGCCTTCTTGATAATCCCAAGAATGGCCACACTTTTTGCAAACTATTACCTGTACTTCTGCAAAGTGCTGCTCCCATAAACTTGAGCAGATAGCTACAGCCTGCTCTGATTCCTTACCTTCATTAATTATATACTCGATGCATCTAGGCATAAAGTCATTTTTGCTTTCGCCCTGTGTAGGTTCTACAAATTGATCTCCAAATGCTAGAAAGTTTCTCTGGATAGCCGGGCTTTCAACCAAGGCTACAAAATCTACTTCTTCTTCGCCATCAATATCGTCAGCGATAAACATTTTATATAGTGGTAATTTATCCATATCCTTAAGTATTAAAATCCTGCCCTTCGTTCAATATCAGCTACTCGCTTTTGAGTTCCTGTTACTTCGCTTTCTACAACATAGGCTTTAAGTGGAGGCTGATTTTGCATCATAGTTCCTAAGGCAGTTACCGGGCTAGATCCAATTGTAGGTACGGAAGGAGCAACCCCCGGTGCTGAAGCTGAAATCGAAGGAGCAGATACACCACCACCACCGCCTCCCGGTACTGGAGTTTGTGTAATTGCTCTAACATTTTTAATTCCACTTATTATAGCCGTTGCTGCTGCAATAGCAGCACGAATAGGTGAGTCTGGTGTAAGTTGCATCTGTGAATTATACGCCTTTTGAGCACCCACATAAGTGTCAATAGTAGTAGATGCAATCGCTAATGCTTTTCCTCTTGCAGTATTTTTTCCTGCTATATCAGATACTGTGCTAAGAAGGTTTCCTATTAATGCAGCATTTTCTAGCTTTGCATCTTTTTCTTTTTTATCTAGTTCTATTCTAGCATTTGTGTTTGCTTCTGTGGCTGCGTTATATTCAGCTTGTTTATCTAAATCATATTTGTACTGAGCATCTATTAAAGCCTGCTTTTGATTTAGCAAAGTTCTCTGTGTTTCAAAATCATTTTCGGCCTTTTTTATTTCAGCATCTAGCTTATCTAGTTCTTTGATTGCATCCGCTTCTGCAAAGGATAATTCAAGCGCATCAAGTTCTTCTTTGTTTCGAATCTCAAGCTGCTTTTGAATGGCTAGTTTTTGATCTGCTCTTAGCTTGGTATCTTCTGCTAGATCTGAAAGTTCTTGCTCCTGCTGAGCGATCAATTCCGCTCGGGCTTTTTCATTTTCATCTTTGATTGCTGCAAGCCTTGATTCAAGCAGGATCTCATTTATTCGCTTTTGAAATTCGGCATCTTCCGCTGCTGTTTTTTCTTTTAATTCTTTTTCTTCCTCTATTCTTTTCTTTTCTGCTTCTACTTTTTCGGCATTAATTTTCTCCTGCTCAGCCTTTGCCTTTTCCGCTCTGGATTTCGCCTCTGCTGCCTGCTTTTCCGCTGCTGCCTTTGCTTCATCCGCTTCTTTTTTATTGTATGCAGCAGTTTCAAAGGTCAAATTATTAAGCAGTTCAGTTCTTCTTTTCTGCCGTTCTTCTGTGGTTTTTCCATCTAGCCTATCGGAGGCTATCAAGTCCTGAAGTTCTTGGGTAGTTTGCTTTTTCTTGAGTTCAAAAATCTCTTTTTCCTTACCACCTTGAGCGGTTAGCAATTTGATTTGAGTATCTATCGTTTGATTTCTTGCTGCCGTACTTTTTGTAAGGGCATCTAGTTCACGATTTGCTTTGCTAGTGATCCCTACAAAGTCGGTCACATTCTGAACTAAACCCCCGATCGTGGAGGCTATTTTTCCTAAACCCGGAATGGCATTAAGTACTGCATCTTTGATAGCACCGAAGTTCTGAACCACCGCAACCAAGCCAATAATCAAAGCAGGGATACCCAAAGAAATCATAGCACCCCTCAAAACTTTTAAGGATACTGCTGCTGCCTTACTTGCTAGGGAAGATGCGTTTGTTGCTGCTGCCTGTGCTGTGTTTGCACCCGTATTTGCTACTACACTTGCCGTATCTGTTGCGGTTGCTGCTGTCTTCTGAGCAGTAGTTGTGATTAATCCCTTGAAGGAAGATTTTAGTTGATCTGTGACCTTGCCTAGATCCGCAAGCTGAGATAAGCCCTGAGACAAAGCCATTGCAGACTGAACCTTTAAAAGGGCTTTCTGGACATCTTCCGATTCTGCACCGAATAATCCCATTGCACCCTGCACCGCACCAACTGCCCCGGCTGCTAAACTTGCTGCACTGGTTAAGGCTTGGAATCTCTTACCCGGATCGAATAGACTAGCCTGCTCATTAGCATCTTCTATGCTATCCCTGATCCCTGCTACTTTCTTCGCTGCTTCAACGGCTTCCGTACTTAGATCTCCAAACTTCTGCCGTGCTGCTTGGAGTTCAAGCGTTGCTTCCCTTAATTGTTTCTTGAGGGGTTTGACATCCGCATCTAAAATGATCTTATTTTCTTCAGCCATTGGTTGGGGTTTTTAAAGGTTAGGGGAATCGATTTGATTCCCCAATTGTTATTCTGTTTCTTCCTTCGGGTTCTGCTCCTGTACCTGTTGGGCTAGGAATTGGATGAAGGACATCCCGTACTTGGTAGGCAGTTCTTGTGCCCATGCTTCTAGCATTTTGATTTGTTCTTCGTTAAGGGTTACTTTCATTTGATTTGGTTTTTAAGTGAACTGATTTCTATTTCTAATTTTTCGATTTTAGCCATTGCTTCCTGTAGTACCTTGATAGTAGCATGATGAAGGTCAGCCGTGTAGATAGATTTTAAAGGTTCTTCCTCGCTTGAGATTTCATTACCTTCTTCATCTAGTTTAGGCTTTGTATCCCACACATCTACATCAACAAATTCAGGTGCTACAGCTTCTACTTGTTGAGCAATTACACCAATATTGTAATCATCGTGTGTTTGATCTTTGTACTTAAATTTTACTATTTGTATAGCCTTAAATTTATCCCAATAAGATTCAAGAGGCTCTATATCCTTCTTGGTTCTTTCATCTGATAGGTTTAAATTGTTTGCTTGATAGTTTCCTATACCTCCATTACTATATGCTACAAATCTTGTAGCAACTTGGTCTGCTGCAAATATAAAATTATTGCTGAAATTATTTGGGATTGCTAAATTATAAGCAATTAGAACACCACTAGGTGATACAGAATTTGTATTTGCTATAGCGCAAGTCCAATCAGCTATACTATTTTCAATAGTATGAAAATTATTTACAGGCCACCAATAACTGCCTGTATTGCTAGCCTTCAAGAAACCACTTGAAATGATACGCATTCGTTCGGTTATAACTCCCAAGTGTGGCCTTGTACCTAGTGATAAATAACCACCATATTGACCTGATGTTGAATTTTCCTTTCTTCCTGAAACTGAAGCCCATTCTGTTACAGAAGTACCTTGCCAAACACCTCCAAAACTTATACTTCCACCTAAATCAATGGCTTGACTATTATTCGAATTTACTTGTAATATTCCATCACTTCCAACTGCTCGATTCGCTCCTTGTATTTCTAAATTACCCAAAGGACTAGCCGTGCCTATGCCTACATTGCCGCCTGTTAAAACAGTTACTAATTCGGTTGCATCCCCTTTTGTAATATGAAAGCCTGCAACACCACCCTTCAAACCAATTTCAAATTCATCAGTTCCTGCAGTTTGGAATCTTACCCTTCCTGCACTTCCGCTTGCATTTCGATTCAAATCAAAGAATGCATCAGTAGTTCCGTTTATTGTACCACTCGCAGCCGTCACGCTACTTGAAAAGGTAGCTTCACCCGTGGAGGCTATTGTGAGTCTTGCCACATTTGAAGTCAATAATTCTAAAGTACCATAAGATGAAGCACCGACATAAGTAGAAGATACCTTTGCTCCTGTACTTGTAGCATAAAGTTCTAATACTTTTCTAGCAGCACCTGAATCAAGACTAACTAATACCCCACCACCTGCAACTGTCAAACCCGTTCCTTCAGGTGTATTTGTACCTATTCCTAGTTTTATATTTGCATTATCCCAAACTAGGTTATTACTCCCTGCTTGTGAATTAGTCCCATTCCAATAAGCTACTTGACCTGCTACTCCTGTACCCGTGATTAGGTTTGCAGGAATTTGACTAGTCAAAGCTAAAGTTCCATCTGAATCAGGCAAAGTGTAGGTTCTTGTAGCTGATGCCGTTATACTATTCAAACTTAAGATAGCACCACGAAAAACACCTGCCCCTGTAGTCTGATAAAAATTAAATTGGTTAGTAGTTCCTGAACCTATAGTTCCGTAGCCATTAACCAAAGGGAAAATAGCATTGCTTTCTAAATTTATTACCCCTGCATTTGAACCCGATCCATTTACATTTACTGCACTTGCTGTGAGATTATAGACTCCTAAATCTACATTTGCTGCTGCACCTGTGTAAGGCACATAACCACCTGCTACAGATGGTGCTTTGTTGTTGAAAGTAGTCCAATCGGCAGAAGATAAAAGTCCTCTATTCGTAGCACTTGCAGTAGGCAGGTTAAATGTATGAGTAGAAGTTGAACTTGATATAGTGAAGTCTGTTCCACTAGATCCCGTTGCGAAGTTTTGCACCTGCGCAGTCAACCCATTCAAAGCCGTTAAGCCTGTGGTGAATGTCGTGATGATTTGGCAAAGGTGACTATTTTCTGTGTGGAGTGTGATAGTCCTTCCTGAGTTAAGTACATAGATCCGAATAGCTAGTCTATCCGTTAAGGTTAGGCTAGTAGTAGGTACTGCAAGTGCTGAGAAATAAGCGTGGATTGTTGTCCCAAACGAAATATCTTCTGGCGTTGCGCTATTTGATGCTATCAAAGTTGCCGTTCCTCCGGAGTTTACTTTGTATAATTCAATATAAAATTTGGGACTTCCGAAGTTTGCATTAGCGCTAAAGTAGGTTTCAAAATTCCAATTGCCCGCAGGGATTTCTAGTAAGGCAGGATTGCCCGCATCCGTAATAAAAGAAGCAATATATCCGTTTGAAGCGATAGCCGTATCAGTACCTGCACCAAACACAGGCACTCTTGACATTTGAGAATATCCAATACCGCCTATGCTTCCCTGAGATACTGATAGGTTAAGATAGTAGTTAACCGAAGCACCGCCACCGCCTCCACCTTGAGGAAAGTCTGCTAGGCTACCATCACCCCTAATGTATTGGGATACAGTTCCTGCACCTACTACGCTAATGTTTCCGCTTGAAGTTACCGGGCTTCCTGTCACGGTAAAAGCTGAAGGCATGGATAAACCTACAGAAGTCACCCCCAGATCAAGGTTGCCCTGCATGAAGGTTTGGATGCTTGAGATCGTTGCCTTGTTTGTTGTTACCGCACCGCTTACCACGATAGGCACTACATCGCTATTCGCAACCGTGCCCCGATCTGTTAATTGACTTATCCTTTTATCTGCCATAATTCTTAAATATAAAACTTATTAACCCCGTTTTCTTGTAACATAAAGAAGTCATTCTCCAGAAGTATGTAATCATAATCCTGAGGCTGAATTTCTCCCAAAATTTTGAATAGTGAAACATAGCTTAAGCCGTTTGCGATCGGGTTATACTTATCCACCTTCTGCAATTGAAAGAAGTGATTGCCTACTTTTATGATCTTTCTAAAATCCAAGTTTGAAATATCCGTTGGGGTTAAATAGAAATAACCCTCCAGAAGCCTGCTGTTTCTGTCCCCTATCGAACTAATTAGATTATCGTAGTATTCCGTGTACAAATTTGAATTCTCTGGATATGCACCTATAGAAAAATAGACTTCCTTAGGGTAGCTGAATAGCTGATCAAAGGCAGGATCTGTCAAGCTGTTAACATGACCTGCATAGGGGTAGGAGTTATAAGTCACAGCCCCGGATGCATACTGAATTTGCCAAGTTGTAGGACAAGGAGTTTGAGGCGCAAAGAATACTATCCTAGGCTTAAAGTTGTCCGGGATCTTCACGTTATTCTCAACTTTGTAAAGGTGAACCAT